ACAAACGGAAGCAAAAAACGAAACGAGAAGGAAACCCGATTATGTACACTCCCGGCATGATGCGTCACGCGATTGAAGAACTCCGCAACTTGGGCTACACGGCCGAGCAGGCCCGTTTCATCATCCGAAACTGCGGAACTGGTGCCGGCGGTTTTGGGGAAGGCAACGACTGCGCCAAGGGCAAGGCCGGCAAGGACGGCGACGGCGATGGCGAGTTCGAGGGCGACAAGGGCGGCGGCGGTGGCAAGGGCGGCAAGCCACGGCAGACGGAAGGAACGTCGGAAGAGGTTAGTGGTGAGAGGGCTGAAATTAAGAGAATACTCGATCAAGCCCCGCGCGTTGCCGAGGTCCAAAAGGGGATCGAAGAGACCAAGAAGAAGATCAAGAACCTTCGCAGGTCGTACAAGAAGAACCCTGATCCGGATAAGGTCAGAGAAGAAAAGGCCGAAATCAAGAAGCTCTTCGCTCTTGAAGCCGAAGCAGAGCGTCTCCCGTCTCCATACGATGTTCAGGAAGCGATGGACTGGGAGGAAGAACCAGCACCTACCGGCGATGAGGAGTTGGGAAAGCCGCTTGAGCCGTTATTTACCGATGACGAGTTAGCGGCTGCCGATAAGGCAAACGCCAAAAGGGAGGAGGCTATCCTAGAGCAAATCCGCAAGGATGCCCCACGCGCTCTCGAGGTCCAAAAGGGGATCGAAGAGGCCAAGAAGAAGATCAAGAACCTTCGCAAGTCGTACAAGAAGAACCCTGATCCGGATAAGGTCAGAGAAGAAAAGGCCGAAATCAAGAAGCTCTTCGCTCTTGAAGCCGAAGCAGAGGGTCTCCCGGATATTAACGACTTGGTAGAAGCGGGCGTGAAGGTTGAAGAAGAGAAACCGGCACGGCCAAAGTCACGGCGGCAGAGTGGCAAGCCACGCAAGAAGCGTTCATTCTCGCATCGTTTGATGGAACTTCGGAAGGCCGGATTGCCCATCAGCGTGGCGATCCGTATGTCTCGAGAGGACGGCGATGATTGAGATCCGATCCAAGGGCGTAATCAAGGCTGACAAAGGTCAGATCATGCGTGGCTACGCATCGACCTTCGACACGCCCTACCCCATCGGTCACGCCCAGGAAATCATCACTCGTGGCGCATTCGGTCGAACGCTGACCGAAAAGCCCGACGTGGTCGCGCTGGTCAATCACGACCAGTCGATGCCAATTGCCCGCACGACCAATGGATCGCTCGAACTCGAGGAGGATGAGCGCGGGCTTGCCGTTCGCATCAACCCAATCGACACCTCCTACGCCAAGGATCTGATGATCGCGGTGCGATCTGGCGTGGTCAATTCCATGTCGTTCGGGTTCGTGGTGAAGGATGATGCCTACGAGAACCGCAACGGCCAGATGTACCGCATGGTCAAGGATCTCGACCTGGTCGAGGTGAGCGTCGTGACCATCCCGGCTAATCCGGCAGCTACCCTGCGGGTCGACACGCGGTCATTCGACATTTGGCAGGCGGCACAGGCACCACGGCGAGTGATCCGGCGGGTCTTCCGCATTGTGCCGCCTCGTTGACGAGACCGACAGCAAACGGAGAAGATACGACGATGGACTTCAAGCAGGCACACCGCGAAGCGTTCTACCGATACCTCCTTCAGGGCGCGCGTCGCATTACGTCTGACGATGCCAAGTTGCTGGCTGAAAAGCGAGGTGTCACGGAGTCCGGCACCTCGATTGCCCCGGACTCGTGGGCAGACATCATCGGCGATGGATTCGACACGAACTACCTGCTGTCCAAGTGCACGATAGTCAAGGTCACGGGCGACAAGCTCAACGTGACTGGCTATTCGGAGAGCGACGAAACCCAGAATCGGATCACCTACAACGAGGAAACGACGCGCGTCGACTTGGCATCGGCAGCGTTCAGCCTGCCTCGATTTACGATCAGTGGAACCGCCCCAGCCGGCTATGCCTACAACTATGAGAGCATCGCCATTCCGCTGAAGGAAGTCGGTGTCAATGTCGTGGTATCAAAGGAACTGATCGAGGAGTCGGCCAGCAGTCTGTCAGTCGAGAAGATGCTGGTCGATCTGCTGACCAAGAAGCTCTACAGCGAAATCGAGCGCCAGGTCATCAATGGCCGTCCGTTCAATGCGACGGCAGCAAATCGTCGCGAATGCCAAGGGCTGTACCACTACGCAATCCAATCCACTCAAATAGTTACTGATACTGGAAGCGCCGCGGCTAATCACATCCAATTCTCGACCCTAGCTCTGGCTATGGAAAAGCTGCGCGCGAGCGGTTTCGCTAGCTCGTGTTGGATTTTCGGATCGGGATCGATGAGCAGTTTCCTGCACCAGTCTGAAAACAGCGCGGCGGCTCATCCCCCTGCGGATGCAGATATGGCTGCGTTTGCTCGATTCCTCGGCAAGCCGGCGTACTTTACTCCACATTTCGCTTATTCGGCAAGCGGCGACATTATTGCGCTGCTCGTCGATCTCAAGCAATACGTCATCGCCATGCACAACGAAGGTGTGCAGGTCGAGCGTCTGAACGAAGTGGCAGCAGCCACAGGCCAGGTAGTGCTCCGGGCCACCGTCCGCGTGGGCGGCAATCTGATTGACCCCAAGTCATATGTGCAGATCGTGAGCAACTAACAAGAAGGACATGGACAACATGAAGGACAGCATGGAAACTGGCGCCGAAGGCGCCAACTACAAGGACATCGTGGAGCGCATGAGCAAGCTCTACGAGGAGATGCGTGCTCTCGTTGAGGGCATGAACAGCGACGAGGCCACCGAAGAGGAGGTCGAAGAAATGAAGGAAGAGTACGAGAAGAAGTCGAAGAGCTACGACTCGCTCGCGATCCGTCGCGATGCGATCGCGGATCTCAACGTCCGCTCGGCTTCCGCTCGTCCGACCGTCAAGGTCATCGAGACCCGCTCGGCTGCCACGGAAGTTCGTGGGTTCTCGCCGATCATCGGTGATCAGTACGAGACTCGGTTCGCCGACTACCTCAAGAACGGCTGGAAGCGCGACTACGACACCCGCGCTCTCGGTGCTGCCAGCGGTGCTAGCGGCGAACAGCTGCCCTCGCAGGGCTTCTACCAGCAGCTCCAGAAGTCGATCGAACTCGAGACGGCGCTCTACAACCTGGTGCGCCGCATCGATGTCGGTACCTTCACCACGAACTTCACGCTCGAGGATGACTTCGCCTCGAGCCAGTTCGACACGGAAGGCTGGGCTGGCGAAGCCGGATCGGTCGAAGAATACACGCCGACCTACACGAACAAGACCTTCACCGGCAACTCGCTCCGTCGAGTGATCAAGGTGTCTCGCGAACTCGTGCAGGACGCTCCCGCTCGCGGTGCGGACTTCAGCATCGAGTCGATCGTGAGCAACCGGATGGGTCGCCTGTTCGGCCAGTCCATCGAGTACTCGCTGTGGCACGGCAACGGCACCAACAAGCCGGAGGGCTTGAAGAATGCCACGCTGGGCACTGCCACGCAGCTGGCTACGGACGGCACTCTCACCGCCGACGAACTCATCACTTGGGTGTACAGCCTGCCGATGAAGTACCTGAAGAGCCCGACTTGCGCGATCGTCACCAGCCAGTCGTTCCTCTCGGCCGTGCGCAAGCTCACCGAGAAGATCACGACCACGACCTCTGGTGCTGCCTCGGCGGCCTACCTCTGGGAGCCCTCCTTCCAGGCCGGCACGCCCGACCGTCTGCTTGGCATCCCCGTCTACGTCAGCGACTTTGTGCCTGCGCTGGCCGACGTGAGCAACCAGATCCACGCGGTCATCGGTGACTTCCAGCACATGGTGCTGGCCCAGCGCACCGGGATGTCGATGCAGGTGCTGAACGAGCTGTACGCCGGCAACGGCCAGATCGGCTACCTCGGCGAGATGCGCCTCGACGCGAAGGTCGTTCGCGCCGATGCCTTCCGCGCTCTGAAGGATGACGGCACCTGATCGATAGGTAACGGCTAGACACGAGGGGCGGGCCGTAGCCCGCCCCTCTATCATTACCGAGGAGCAGTCAAACTTGGATGGCTTCTAATGGCCTCCTAGTGGCTTTAAACGAACGCTATGGACCAAGCAATCGACATCATCATCCTGCGGGCATTCGCGGTTCCAGATCGAGCCTACGGAGAAGGGATGCGGGTTCGGCTGCCGCTCTCGGAGGCGATCAAGTACATTGACGCCGGCCTGGCGAAGCGTGATCTGAAGATCGAAACACCGGAGCGACCACTACGCTTGCGCAAGGCTGTAAAGGGAGCAGACCGTGCTGACGATTGATGGTGCCACCTATCTGTCGAATGTCGAAGCCACTAGCCCGGCTTCGGAGCCGATCACGACAGCCGAGGCCAAGGCACACATGAGGGTGACCCACTCGAGCGAGGACACCCTGATCTCGTCACTGATCACGGCGGCTCGTCTCTATATCGAGCAGTTGTGCAATCGACCGCTCATCAACCGGACATTCACCCTGAAGCTGGACAGGTTCCCGGCCTTCAATGAGATCGTGCTGCCATCCGGCAAGGCAAGCGCGGTTTCGTCGATCACCTACGTCGATCAGGCTGGCTCGACCCAGACGCTCTCGGCCTCCAATTACAGCCTCGAGGGCGACCGTCTACCGAGTTCCATCGTGCTGAACCCGACCAACGCAACCTCGTGGCCGAACACGCGGTACGAGAAGAGCATCACGAGCGTGACCGTCTCGTACACGGCCGGCTTCGGAGCTACCGCGGCTAGCGTTCCGCAGCCAATCAAGCAGGCGATCCTGATGACCGTGGCCTACTGGTACGACCAGGCTCGCGAGGCCGCGGCGGATCAGGGCTATCAGGAGGCACCGCACGGCGTGGAGATTCTCTGCCGTATCTACAGCGTCCCGAGGGCGTGGTGATGGCTCGCATCAAGGCTGCTCAACTGCGTCAGCCGTTCGAGGTTTGGACTCGCACCACGAGCGTCGATGAGTTTGGGGCTAGGGTGTTGACATTCGTGACGGCTGGCCTGATCGTATGGGGCTCGCTCGAGGCGGCCGGCGCTAGCGAGTCGATGGAGAAGGATGGCGTGACCCATGTACGACGCTATCGGATCATCCTTCGAGCGCAGGAGGCGGCGAACGTCCCGGTGACCGCCAGACTTATCTACGGGGCGAGGACATTCGAGATCGATGGCATCTCGGATCCAGATGAACGGACACAGATGATCAACCTGACCGTGCGGGAGTTGATCACATGAGGCAGCCCCGCGCAAAGCCAGGCGATAAGCGAGCGATCGCGGTATTTGGGATGGCTGAACTTCGCGCGCAGTATGTGAAGTTGTCGAAGGAGATCGGTAGGGATTTGGCTGCCCAGATCGGGGCAGAGGTTCTTGAGCCGATCCGGGTTGCCATCTCGAGCGAGATCATGTCGGCGAAATACAAGAGCGACCTTCCGTACTCGCGCAAGAAGAAGCGGGGCCACCGCAATTGGCCGCTCGCCGGCTTGCGGGCATCGCCTGGTCATGCTCGCCGTTCTTGGGCACGATCACTGCGCATCGTCCCGCTCGGCAGTCTCCAGTCAGCGCGGTACGAAGGTGCTCGCATTCTAGCCACGGGCAAGAGCGGGAGCTTCTACGGTCGATTGATCGAGCGGGGTCATAGGCTGACCAACTACTGGCGAGAGAAGGCTCCGCCGGGCAAGAAGGTGCGAGGCCGCTTCTTTGCAAAGCGCGTGTTCAAGGCGATGCAGGATGCCGCCTTCCTGCGTGCCTATCGCCTCTACTTCAATGCGCTCCTTAAACTCGACGGAAGGAAGGCAGCGTAATGCCGCAAGACACCTGGTCGATCGAGACGGCCATCTTTACCAAGGCAACGACTACCAAGCCGATCTTTGACCGGATCGGCGGAGAAGCCAGTCCGCGGGTGTTCCCGGAAGTTCGATTTGACGGCCAGCAACGTCCCTGCCTGGTCTACGAGTTGATGACCAGCAATCCCTATCAGGTGCTTTCGGGCATCCCCAGCCTGATCCGATCCGTGGTTTCAATCGATTGTCTGGGGGACACGAAGAAGGACGCGATTCAGCTTGCGCGCGTCGTTCAGGATGCCTTCCAAGACTGGTCGGAGGTGTTCACGAGCGGTGCTACGGTCAAGATCAATGTGCAAAGCACCAAGGTCAGCAGCATTCAGACAACCTACGAACCCCCACCCGACGGTGCTACCTACGGTTTGTTCATCGCGTCGGTTGAGGTAACTTGCATTCACTCCAACTAACGAGGACACGGCATGGCATTCTCAAGCTACGGCACGACGATCACGAAGGGCGGAACCGCCATTGGCGAGGTGACCAGCATCTCGCTCGGCGGTAGCAGCCTGGCGGAAATCGATGTAACCACTCTGACGGACTCCGTCAAGTCATTCAAGACGGGCAGCGAATCGGCAGGCACGATTTCGCTTGAGGTGTTCACGCCAGCCAATTACTCGAGCGGCATCGATGCGCTCGTTCCTACCGCAGCACAGGGCACGGCAGATGCATTCGTGATCACCTGGGGCAATTCGAGCGGAACCTACATCACTGCCAGTTTCAGCGGATTCATCACGAGTGTGTCGATCTCGGCGCAGAACGATGCAGCCGTGACCAGCAGCGTGAACATCCGTATCACTGGCGCAATCACCTGGAGCAACTGATATGGCATACGTTGGAACTGGTAGCCTTCTTCGAGTTGCTAGCACCGCTGGTTCCGGTGGCACTGTCAACACCGATGTCGCCGAGGTGATCAATGTCTCGATGAATGGCATTAGCGTTGCAGAAATTGACACAACGGGCATCGGTGACACAAGCCGCACCGCAAAGGTTGGCGTGGTCGACAATGGGACGATCAACGCTTCGATGTACCTCATGGATAGCAGCAGTGGTCTTCTGACCTACCTGGAGCCCAAGAACTTCGCGGCTGGTGCTACAGCTGCGGATGGTCGAAAGTTCACCCTCCGCTTCGGCGCATCCGGGGTCGGAACCACGGCGGCTTTCACGGGATATGTCACCTCGCTGAATGTGAGTGCAGGCATCGATGCAGTCATTCAGGCGTCGATCACGATCCGTATCGCTGGCGCAATCACCTGGACGGGCTGATACATGGCATACGCAGCACAGAATACAACCCTTCAGGTCCAACTGCCGAATACTAGCTACGCATCGCTCGGAGATGTCACGTCGATTTCGGTGAACGGCATAAGCGTCGCCGAACTTGACACCAGTTCCCTCGGCACAACATCGAAGACCGCGGCGGTCGGCATACGCGAAAACGGCACCATCTCGTTGTCGATCTATATGTTTGAGTCGGTTGGCGGCGTCACAACCGATGCGCAGTACTATCTGCGACCGGTCTTGTACAAGAGTGGTGGCGACCTCGTAGATGCTGCTTCGTGGCGACTGCTCTTCGGAGGTGACACGACCGGAAGCGCGGCCACCTATGTGACCTTCTCCGCCTATGTAACGTCCTTGAACGTCAGCGCAGCGGTCGACGGTATTGTTCAGGCCAGCGTCACCCTGCGCATCACTGGCAGTCTGACCTGGACGAACTGACCATCACATGAATCGCGAATCCATCCTGAAGCTCGTGGCAACGTTGCCAGTCGAGCAGATTGTCGTTGCCGGCATTGCTGAACCGTTCTACCTTCGAGGTCTGACCGCCGGCGAACGTGATGCCTTTGAGGCGGCGTGCTTCGTCGGCAAGGGTCCGAACAAGGAGATGAACTTCGTCAACCTGCGTGCGCGCCTGCTGGTTCGTGCGCTGTGCGACAAGGACGGTACGCGGCTGTTCACCGACTCCGAGGTCGAGACCGTGGCTAGTCTGCCGGCCCGCATCGTCGATCCACTGTTCGACGCTGCCCAGAAGTTGTCCGGCATGGGTGCCAAGGACGTAGAGGCACTCGCGGGAAACTGACCGAGCGGGCGGGGCGGCGTTTCATGTTCCGCCTGGCGCTCGCACTCGGCTGTACGGTCGGCGAACTTGAGCAACGGCTTACGGCCGCGGAGTTGTCGGAATGGCTGGCATACGACAGCCTCGAGCCGATCGGTGGAATGCGTACCGACTTCGGGTTTGCCATGCTCGCCAGTATGTATGCCAACGCGCATCGCCGATCGTCGGATCCGCCGGCCAAGGTGACGGATTTCATGCCATTCCTGAATCAACCCAAGGAGCAAACGCCAACTGATATGATGGCGGTACTGAAGTTTGCAGGAGGCTCCTGATGGCAGTTGTCGGCGATCTGATGGTCAATTTCAAGGTAGACCGAACGGAGCTCGAAGGAGCCACGAAGTCACTTGATCTGTTCTCTGCTGGCGCTGACGCGAACTTCCGCAAGGCTACGAAGGGCGTTATAGCCTTGCAGCAAGCCTTGGGAAAGATCGGGGTATCGCCGGAGGTGCTGTCGCCAGTCACCTCTTTCCTGCAACTCGGCACCAAGAGCATCCCGGCAATCGTTTCTGGCTTTAAGGCGATTGGAGTTGCACTTATTTCCGTTGGCAAGGCTATGGCCGCCGCTTTGCTGACACCGCTGGGAATCGCTCTGACGTTGGCCGGAGGCGTGGCGTACGCGGTCTATCAAATCTTCAAGCAAGATGCCGTGGAACAGGCGGCTGCTTACGCAGCGCAGATCGAACGGATCAAGAAGTCCGCCGAAGAGGCGCAAACAGCCCTGAAGGCCATGTCGGCCGCCGCAGCAGAACAGGAGAAGCGGACAGCCGAGATGAGCAAGGTTGTCCAGCTCGAGGCCATCGTCGCCGGCAGCGATCTTCCCGCCGAGGAGGTCCGTCGCGCGCAGGCTCAATTCGCGGAATTGGCATCCGCCCAAAATGCGGTCAGCAAGTCTAGCCAAGATCTCGCCAAGGCTGAAGATCAGCGGTTCTCAACGTTCAAGAAACTCGCAGACCTTCGTGGCTATGAGTCGGTCGTGCGCGCCAGGGGTGATACGGAGGCTGCCGACAGGCTTCGAGTCCAGATCACCGAGATGGCGAAGGTGCTTCAGTTGGAGGAAGCGACCGTCGAAGCAGCACGCAAGCGTTTCGAGCAGGCGCAGGAGTTTGAGACGTTGACTGGTCAACGCCAAGCCATCGAAGAGGATGTTCGAGCAAAGGCAGAACGGCAAGCCATCGACCGAAGCTACATGGCGACCGTATCTGATCTCACCGATCAGATCAATCTGCTATCGATGAGCGAGGAGGACTACAGCGAGATCCTCCGACAGCGGCAAAGTGATCAACTGACTGCGGCTGGATTCACGCCGGAAAGGATCGACGAGATCCAATCGCTTAAGGACACGCGCAATGCCCTTGAAGCAGCCAACAAGGCTCTCGAGATTGAGAAGCAGTTGAAGGAGCAGTTGGCTGATCTCAACATGAATGAGGATCAGCGCGCAATGGCTGCTGCCGCGCGTGAGCGAGAGCAGTTCGAGAAGCGACTCAAGTCGATGAAGATCGAATCCGACGAAGTCGCCAAGTTGATGGCTTTGTATGACAGCATTGAGAGCGCAAAGAAGCAGCAGCAAGTGACGGCTATGAAGCAGCGCCGGGACGAACTTGAGGAGAGTGTCGCCCGCGAAGAGGAATCTGCACGGAAGCGCGTAGACGAAATGCGCCAGCGTCGCGAATCCATGACCGAGTCGCTCTCGACGGCTTTGGGGTCTGTGAAAGTCGCCATCGCATCACCCTTTACCAAGCAAGACTGGGATGCGATGATTGCGCAAGAATCCAAGGCGCAGACGGCAGAACTGCGCAAGTTGAATCAGAACATCGCCGATATGATGTCGACCATCAATTGAGGACCGTATGCCAGCGACTGTTGGAATCCAAACTATCGGCCATCAGCTAGCCAACGACGGCGGCACGGCCACGCTCCGCCTGATCATCACGGATGTCAGCGGCGGCACGATCGGCGATGCATACTCGGCGCTCACCACGGCTGGATATACGCTCGGAGCCGCATATACGGCCACGGCTGGCATCACCGGAGCCACGCTGACCAACATCGATCTGCAAGTGGTCGAAGGCAGTGCGGCCAAGACCTGGGTGGCAACGGTCAGTTACAACAACCGCGGCAACGACTTCGAGATCATCGCCAACTACGAGCGCAAGGAGTTGACCACTCGAGCGGAACTGCTGGACGTGTGGCGCATCGACGGGTCGACGGCAATGCCTGCTCCGGCCAATCTGAACAACCCAGCGCAGAGCGACATCGCGGGGCAGCCGATCGACAACGGCGGCGAGCCTCTGACGGTTGTCTATCCGCAGCAGGAGATCACCATTACCAAGAAGCTCACGGGCAGCCAATTGGATCCGTCGACCGTACGCAGCATGGTCGGCAAGCGCAACAGTGCGACATTCGAGGGGGCATCGGCGGGCTATGTGTTGTTCGTCGGATCGCGCCAGTCTCGCATCGGTTATGACCTCTACGAGGTGACCTACACGTTCATCTGGGACGGCGCGGCACACTGTCGCCAATCGCCAGACCGTGCTGAAGACGGTCGACCGCAAAAGACGGGCACTGGCACATACGCCGGCAAGGCATATCCGGTCTACTGGAAGCAGCCATTCCCGAACACTGCGAACTTCGCGGATCTGCCAGGCCTATGAAACCGATCATCTCCAAGGGCTGGGGTGCGCTTACGCCAGCGACGTGGAAGGAGATCTACGGTGCCGTCCAGTCGGTTCAGCCTACCGATCGTACGGGTGAGATCCCGATCGTCGATCGATTCGTGGCGACGATTGACGGATCGACCATCTTCACCGCGGGCACGGCGAAGTGGAAGTATGCCTGGACGGAGAAGAAGCGCGCGGATGCGACCACGTCCAGTTTGTCATCGATGACCAATCCTAGGCAAGGCACAAGCAGTACTGCATTCGCGGTCAACCTGCTGGAACTTGGCAACAACGCCACCACTGCGTACGGATTCGCGGTGACATCTCTTGAGCTAGACGATGCCGACGGCTTCTACATCGGCCCGGTGCCGACAGGTACGCCAGTCGAGATGATCATGCGTCGCGCTACCAATGGCGCGATCTCCTACGAGTTCGTCGCGCCCAACCGCATCTTCGGATCCTGCCCATCTGGGCTTGTGCAGGAACTCGATGGCGGCGAGTACGGAGCAACCTGATGGCCGACATCATCAAGCACAAGCGCAGCGGCGACACGGGCGAGGAACCGACCACGGGCGAACTCGCTCAGGGCGAGCTAGCGATCAACTACTACGACGGCGCGCTCTTCGTCGAGACCGACAACGGCACGACGCAGGCGATCCGTCGGTTCCTCGCGGAGCCGACATCGCCGACGGCCGGCTATGTACTCCAGACCAACGCCACGAGCGCGAACTCTTGGGTGGACAAGTCCTTTCATTGCCCAAGGCTTCCGGCCGACGGCATCGACGCATCGACCGGCTCGAACGCACGGATCTACTCGATGCCACTAAACGCCAACGCGTGCGCGGCAGGCGGCACGCCGACGGCGAATCGCGCCCATTACAACCTGTTCTATATCCCGCACTCGGTCGGGATCAAGACGATCGCATCGCAGACCTTCGGCACGGTCGGCGGCAATGTGAAGTACGCCGTATACAAGCCCGACGGAACGGACGGGCGACCGGGCACGCGGCTCTACGCGAGCGCGGCGATCGCCACGGGAGGCGGATTTGGCTACAACGCGGCCACGGGCACGCCGCTCGTGACGCTCTCGCCCGGTCTGTACTGGGTGGCCGTGATCTACTCCACGGCGACTGGATCGTTCGGACGCATCAGCGCCAGAGCGTCTAATCCGCTCGGGGTGTTCGACACGGCTGCGAACGACTGCATCACCGGGCTGTATGCCGATATCGGCTCGCACGACCTAGCTGATCCTGCCCCAACGACATTCCGATATAACGACGGCTCGACGAACCAGTTCGTTGCGGTCATCTCCGCGTACTGACCATGCCGAAGCACTACCTCCATCATCCCGACGGCAGCGTAACGATCGAGGACACGCGGACGGTGGAGGGAACACGCGCGGAGCACCTCGATCGGATCCGCACCGCGTGCACGGCATCGATCCTTGCGGTCGCGCCAGAGCACACGCAGCGCAACGCCGCGCTCGGGATCGTGCCGAGCGAGCCGATTGTGGAGGCGATCTCTGCCCGTCGAGATCTCTACCACACCCTCCAAGCCTCGATCCTCGCCGTAACTTGGGACGGGCAGGAAGCAACCCGTACGGCCGCGTGCGATGCCATCGAGGCCGTGCAATGGGAGGAGCCATGATGCGCGCGCTCGTGATCGTGTGCATCATGGCTCCT